GTGCGTTTTTCTTTTCATACCCTTTTTTTGCCGCTCATACGGCTTGAGCCGTATGTTTTAGGCGTTCACAGCCGCAGTTCTGCGCTATGCCAGCGAGTTACATGGGATTCATATGCTTTGCTGTTATACGCCTTGAGCCGTATTTTAAAACCGTTGCTTGACCTGATGTTTTTTTAGTGTAGATTATGGATGTCGTGCCACCAGCGCGTCCGCCGTTTGAGCGAGGTCACCAGCCTCTGGCGTATGGTCTAGAATTAGACCGTGCCGGGGACTGGTACGCGTGGTGGCGATCAGTTAATAAAGCTGGTGGCTTTGCCCGGGCGGTCTTCTATAGATTTTAGGTGTCGTAGAAGATTTGAGCATTCTCCTAACGACACCAACCTTTTTATTTTACTCCTGTTTTGACCTTTTATCAACTTTATTTATTCTCATCCCGATCCAGCGCATGACATTTACGCATTGACTGTTTCCACATGCCTTGTATCGATGTCCGATCGGGCAATCCTCTTCAGACTTTCCACGCCAGCGGATCCTGGTGTGATTATCGGGGAATCCCATCAATCTCTCGCACTCAAGCGGCGTCATACGCCTTACCTCGCCGTGAATTGCAACAGCGTGTCTGTCTGCCGTCGTCAAGGAGAATGACACGCCCGGGCTGAAGCCTGAGCCATTTCCGCCGTGTTGCACAGAGCGATTAATGATATTTCCGGCAATCGACACGGCTTGTGTGCCGCCACATCTGAGCGTCGGCGCGATATGAGCGACCGCATCATTCGCCGCGTCATTTTGCGTAAAGCACTGAACAATTGGTGCTTCATGAAGGCAGTTGAGTGTGGAAGAATGATTTTTGCATACTTCTGCGTTGCCTTGACCGTGAGCCAGGCACATTATTCCCTCTCTGCTATAGCCATGAGCGCCGATTTCATTGGTTCCGGCAGTATTTTTCCGCGTTGTTCGCTTCGGCGCAGGATACCCTGACAGGCTTCCTTTGTCAAATAGTACTGCGGCGGGACGGATCCAATCTCCAATATATCCAATAAGGAACAAACGCCTTCGTCTTTGAGGCACAGCCCGATTATATCCGTCCACTCTGACGAATTGAGCGTCAAGAGTTCGCCACGCCAGTCCGAAAGCTCCCGGTGCCGGAGTGATGATTCCGCTTTTTCTCCATCTCCTGATCTGCTCTCCGGATTGTTTTTTGTGAATGACCGGCACATCGATGTTCCATCCGCAGAGCAGAGATAGGAAAGCGGCAAAATCTTTTCCTTTGTTGCTTGATAGTACGCCGGGGACGTTTTCCCATACAATCCATTTTGCTTTAGAGCGAAAAGCAAGCTTTGCAAATTCAAGGGAAAGCTGTCCTCGCTGATCTTCAATTCCTCTGCCAGCTCCAGCAACGCTGAAGGCTTGACAGGGCGTTCCTCCCGTAAGCAGGTCGATATTTCCATCATAATCATTTTCCGTGATTTTCGTAAAATCTCCGAGGTTCTGCACGTCTGGCCACCTTTGTTTCAGGACTTCACTGGGGAAAGCTTCTATTTCGCTAAAAAAAGAAGCTTTCCATCCTAATGTTTCCCAAGCTAAAGTGGCTGCCTCTACTCCGCTGCAGACACTTCCGTAATTCATGGTGTGTTTTGCTCCGGATAATTCCAGGTGAGGCATTCCGTTTTGGTTTTCCCGGCGTTGTGCTTGCCGGAAACGGACAGGTTCTTGACTACGTCCCGGAAGTTCGCGCCGGTGATTTTCCGTAGTTCATTGAGTTCTTCGCCTGGATAGCTTGACAGAAGCCACTTGCCTTTCAGTTTCGGCAGCAGCTTCAATAGATCATAAAACACGTCCCGACCTTTATTATAATGACCGCAATCGCTGTTGGCATAAGGCGGATCCAGATAGAAAAACGTGTCTTTCGAGTCGAATCGTTCAATGACGTCCAAGGCGTTCCGGCAGAATATTTGTGTATGCCGGAGGCGCTTTGACAGTTCCTCGGTGAACTGATCCACACGATTTGCGGTCGTTCTGGCCACTTTGCTTTTTGCGAAGGCGAAACCGCCGAAGATAGTGTGTGAAAAACACAATGCGGCTTGTGCCCAGAATGCCCAGGCGCGCGACACTTCGTCGAATTGTTCCGGATTCTTCAGGATATTCCTGGAGCCGAGATACATTTGTTCGGCGTGAAGCGTGGTGTCGATCCGCTGTTTCAGTTCTGGATAATTATTCTTCAGAACTTGATAGAAATTTACGGCCATGTCGAGGTTATCATTGATAACTTCTACATCGGATTTTTCTTTCCCGAAGAACACCGCGCCGCCGCCGAAAAATGGTTCGACAAAGATGCGGTGGTCTCCCGGAATCAACGGCAGGATATGCTTGAGCATATTCGTTTTTCCGCCGTAGTAGATGATTGGTGACTTCACCTTTTCACCTCCCGGGTTAATGGTTTTATGTTTTGGTTATTGAGATGAGTATTTCCCTCAACTCCTTGATTTTTTCGGCTTGAGTGTACAAATTCATGCGCCAGTCTTCCGGCACATTGGTGAGATCAAGGCCGGGGATGGTTGGTACCGGTTCCGACGATGAATGCGTGTGTACCACCAGCGCGATGAACGCATCGATGACGGCTTTCATAAATTCACCGTCCATGGTAAATTTGTTTATTCCGTCGGTGCCTCCGGCGACTGGATCCTCGTTGACCACGCTGACGATGCTTTGCAGCGGCGAGATCAGATAATTATAAAAGCCTTTATCCTGATTGTATTCCTCACCGGCGTGTTCCGCCTGTACGGGAATTTGAATCTTTTCCGTTCCAGGTGGAATAATGACGTCGGCCATGGTCTTCAGCCGTAATGTGCGTGAAGCGTCCGACACGATAGTTCCGGTGGGTATGATCAGCGGCGCTATGGCCGGTATATTGACAAAGGTTACCATTCCAGTAGCTTTCGCCGCTGGACCGCCGATCCATATCTGATTGCCGCGAATGATTAAATCACCTTGTTCCATAACCGTGGTTCCGGCGTGGTGTACGCTTTTCCCGGCTTCCACGTCCCGATGGCTGGATCTATCGGCTATGTCGGCGCTACTGATCCGGCGCCACGAGCCGTCGCGATCTACTTCCTGATAACTTCCGGCCGATTGCTGCCAGCGTTGCGCTTTGTCATCGATGAGCGGCAGTTTCATTCCCCAGGGCAGTACAGAACGGATAAACGGTTTGCTTTGCATTCCGAACGCAAAAGCCACTTCCACAATAGTTCCAGGTTGCGGTAGAGCGGCGAATCCACGCTGTGGCGCCGCTCCGGTCATCGCCACCGGAATATCCCGCATCAGCGGCATATCCTTATCAATCGGCAGAGTTGATAAGTCAACGAGCGCGGTTAGTTCTTCAGTGTATTCCGCGCCTGGCACTTCTCCCGGAAGATTGTTCAATAACAGCGGCGCGAGGTTCAATCCGGCGTCCCCGACCGGTTTGAGCAAACGCACATCAACGGCGTAATATGGCCGCACGTGTGAATGTTGCTCGCCGCCGATCGGCGGGTCAGGCACTGAAACCACCACGGCCAGTTGCGGCAGATGCGTTCCGCTGTTCAGCTCTGGAAACAAACGCGTAACAATCTTCTTAATCATCTCTTTCATTGCCAATTTATCCTCATTTTTTCGCCGGAAACGGTGATGCTGTCAATAGTGAGAGCTTCACCGTTGCCCAGGCGGACACGTTTGCCCGGACGGAATCCCGGCACCACCGGACAATCCGCTCCGGAAGCCGACACGTTCGTGAAAAAATCAGCACATACCGCCACGGTCTTCCTGTTGATTTCAGCGTCGGCAAGCGCGCCGACGTAAATAGTCCCGTCCGCCTGGCTCAACCAGGTGAAGTCTTCAACGCCAAGTTCACGCCCAAGCAGTTTTAAAGCCTCAAAGCCGGAACCAATGTTGATAAAATGCGGAATCGGCTGAAGCGTCCATGCTCCGGCACCGACTTTGAACGCGCAGCCGGTGGCGGCGTTGAGCGTGTTCAGCACCTCCAGAGCGGTGGTATTCCGCAGCGAAAGCGGCCAGCGTTTCGCCAGTACCGCGGCGGGTTCGCGCACAATCAGACGCTGTTGTTTGCCGTCGATTTGCTGGCACGACTCTATATATCCGGTGAAATATCGTTTGTATTCGAACGCCACGCCCAGGCTGAGCGTTACCATGCCGTCGAGCTTACCGGGAGATTGCACCGCGAAAATCGCCCGTCCGGCGTTGCCCTGTTCCAGGACAATGCTTTCGCTGACGATTTTCAATATCCCGATCTTGTTGTGTCGCAGTATTTTGTCGATTCTCATTTTTCTGCGGCCTCGACCACTTTTTTATGATCCGCGCTGCCGACCTGTATTTCGCCATCGGTGGCGGCGGCGGCGTCGCTGGCTTTGGCGCGTTCGCGCTCCTCTTTCTTTTCCGGTACCGAACGCATTTCCTTTAATTCAAACGACACGTTGTAACACAACAGAGTGTCATCTTCCCTGATTCTGACGCCACTATCAAATATCACCTGGCGTATTCTCATTGCCGTAGTCAGCGGACTTGAAACGGTGTATATGACCGGATTCCCGTCCGAATCCAGCGCTTCGGCCATGTCCAGCACTTTGGTAAGATTTTCACTTTTGTCTTTTTTTATCTGCAATGACACGTTGACGTGTTTGGGCTTATTGCCGGCGGCGGATACATCACTGCTACTGCTCTGACCGGAAAGGTCTTTCCGGTCAAATTCAGCCGACGCCTCGATTTTGACGTTCTTGCCGATCGCTTCAACAATTATCTCCTGTCCATTGCCTGAAATAATCACGGTTTTAACTCCATAACTTGATGATTAATTTCAATCAGCCGCTGCATTTCGATTGCGTCTTTTGCCGGATAGCTGCTATAGTAATGTTCATAATCCGGAGGCAACACCTTATTACACCAGAACGCCTCGGAGCCTCCCACGTTTAGAGCCACGGCGTATGTGTCCAGGCGTTTTTTCCGAACGCCCTGCAGCCAACTGGATCCAGCTTCCACCATTTTCATGCCGTTAACATAAAACCAGTGATCTGCCAAACGCTTATATGCCAAACCTTCCGCCACGGTCGGGAACACCAGCGGAAAAGTATACATCCAGTCATGAATATGACTGACCGGATTTATATTCATGCCCCAGACAGTGTCCGGAGTCAAATGATACGTAATGCTGGTTTCGGAGCCGACGCCGTTTGCTACCTGGTCGATGATTTCCGGTTTCCGCTCCAGAATCTTGTAATACTCCTCTGGAGCCAGCAACCGCAAATCAAGCGTTTTTGCTTTTACATCAATCATATCCATTTTCATTGCGGAAAATCCTTTTGTTTAACCACTAATTTTCACTAATTGACACTAATTCGGGGAGAGTTTCAGCCGAATCAGACGTGTCGGACGCTGGCGCAGATGACGGCGTGTTGCTTATGCCGGTCGGGGACAGGGATACTCCAGTCATTTTATTCATGGCGGAGATCATATTGGGCAGATGCGGAATCATCCCGGTATGATCTTTGTGGATAGTGGCGATGCTGAGCTTTTTGTGAGCGTAAATCGCCTGCAATGAAAACACGGAATTTGACGCCTCGGAAACTGGTGAGGCAATCAATCCGACGATGAAATTTTCGCGCAGCAGGATACAGGTTTTATCCTTGGTCGAGGCTACAATCTGTTCTATGATGGGTTCGCCGGTAGTGGTACGTTTTACCAGTTTACCGGCGGCGTCATATTCCTCAATGGTTGTTTTTCCGGCAATGTCGGAGATACATCCGGACAGCAAGACCAAACACACACAGGCGCCAAATAGCCACATCAGCTTCACATTTTTAATATGATCAAGAAACAGCCGGTTGAAAATATTCAGCACTCCCCGCGCCGAATATCCGGCAAGCGCCACACTCATAATTCGGTAATTGTCGGAAATGTCAAAGTCCTTCAGCAACCAGTGAATCAGCAAGCCGGCGAAAATAGCAATAGCGATTTCCGGCATAGCTCTTTTCCAGCTGTATGTTTCATCTTTGGGTTTGCACGCCAGCGTGTTGATGAATCCACCGAACGCCGCCAGCAACCCTACCAGCAATAATTCCTTGAATACGATTTTCATAGTTCCCCCAGTGCGGTGATAATTTCCGCGGTTGTCATGTTATTAAAAGTGTCTCGGATCGCTTTCCGCTGCCTCCGGATAGTTTCGACGTTCGCCATGATCATCTGACATATGGCTTCGATTTCTTCCACCGAAGCCAGCAGTAAGCTCTTGTCTTTTTCCCATACTTCATAGGGAAGTGGCTGCATATCCCGCATGATGTACAAGGCGGTGAAATTCTGCTGTGTAATCGCGTCGCAGGTGATTGAGATAGCCCCATTGTCATTGGAATACGTAATTGTGCTGTTGACAATTAACGATTCGGTAATAGCGTTAAATCTGCGGGTCAACTCTGCTAGCACCTCCTGTTTTTTGCCAGTGTCGGCTATCCAGGCGGAACCAGACCATTTATAGTATTGCGGATATTTTTCCGGCGGCGCCGTCTCGGTGTACTCTGGAGGGATTTCACCGACCTGCGCCCAGATTACTTGGGCTTGTGTTTCCGTGCTATAGACCACCGTCCCCCGATGATCCGCCACCACGTCCCAACTCTCGCCATTCCACCTGGCTGTTTCGTTTTCTCCCAGTTCGGGCAAATCAGTTTCTGTGCAATTAAGCGGATTGCCGACTTCTTTTTGAACAGTATAAGCAGATGTATGGGTGTAAATTTTGTTGCCATCCCAATACTTAAGCACACGCGTCTCATACAATTCTTGAGCTTCAATGGGAAAATTAATCATATCAATCACAATAAACCTCCTTAACAGTAATAAATGAAATAGTTGACGGCTACGTTCTTACCTCTAGTCTCCTGATCTCCAGCGTATGCGCTAATAATATCAAGTTCTATTCCACTTTGAGTACTATCGCTATTCGTATGAGATCTTGATTCCCCAGTTTTTGTCACTCTAGCAAACCCTAGAGCCGCAGACTCATTTGTAGATATAATATTCCCGTTTTCGTCTATCACATTGGAGATAGTTGTTTTAGGTCTTGCCGTGGCGTAATCCTGATAATCCATAAGCGTTCGAGCCGCGCCGTCCGGGTCGAACGAGCCGGATTGATCAAGCCCGCGCTCGTATACACCTTTCCAGTCGGGCAGAAAAATAATGTTTGAATCGGTTGGATGTTCGATAAAAAACGTTCGCAGATTATTATTTGCCAAAAACTGATCCATTGTTTTTGCGAAACCGTTAGCGTAAACCCATGTTGTAAGTATTGGATAATCAGACTTATAAATAGAGCCTCCGTACAAAGCCATAGCCCCATTCATTGTAAGTTTTGGCGAACTGACAATATTTCCGACCCGATCGGCTTCGTGGCCATTAACGGTGGAACCACCATAGCTTACTATTGCGCCAGCGCAATGCCTGCCGCCGTCGCTGATGTTATTCGAGATAAATGCTGTCTGATGAGCCAGGGCAAAATTTAAATTATTTTCGCCTGACGCTCCAAATTCTGTTACGGAACTGAAATCCATGTATATGGCGGTACTGCAATTTTTTATCATTGTGTTGATAATTAACACGCCAGTGCAGGCTCCGCTGTAAATTCCTCGATTGTACTCCTGTTCGGGGATTCGATTGCCGTTGACGTTGGAGTAATAGATTCTAACATAGTTGGAATCAATGCAGGGCACCGCGATTACGTCATCTGCGGCATTGCTTATATTGACCTCGATGTACATAATGCTCATTCTGGCTTGGCAGGATACAATATTCATTCCTCTGACTGTGGAGAAATTGAGTACGACCGATTTTGCCGCGCCGGAGATTTGACTATCCGAATTGTTCCCAAGGATATAAACTTCACCTCCGTAAAAACCATGATACGTCAGCGCCGCGTCGAACGTGTATGTGCCATCAGCAAACTGAAAGGTCAATATATGACCGTTCAGATTTTTGGGAACGGCATTGATAAGCGTTTGAATCTGACTTGCAGTCATAGACGGATCAAAATTGACCGTAGTATCTCCGGTCAACATATAAGTTGCTACTTTACACCCATTTCTGATTGTGCCGCCGGCGCCGTTTGCCCGATCATCGATAATCGAACCATCGGCGGCGATTGTGGCAAGCAGTTCAACGTAATGCTTCTGCCCGACCGAATCGGTATAATGCGTCAACTCAACGCCGGATACCTGAACAGTCCAAAACGCCTCCACCCCGCTTATGTCTCCGGTCAGACAAGCGTCTATATAGATCATTTTCGGTAATGCCCCTACATCTCCCAACGGCTGGACGGCGTCGAGTTTAACACGGATTCCGTCGACATAACCGGTTCCCGGCTGAAGCTCGTAACTGCCGTTGTTGTTCACCAGATTAAATCCGGCGTCAAAAAAGTATTTTGTGCCGTAAATATCAAAATTTGACAATCGCTCGCGCTCATCGATCTGCATCAGTCTAGCGGTAAAGTCAATCTGCCAAGTGTCGGCGCTTATGCTTATGCCGGTCAGATTTGCGACGTCGCTGATCTGCAACGCGAAGTTCTTCACCAGTGAATTGCCCACAGTGAACGCTCCAGTGGCATATTTCCGGTGCCGTGGCATCACACACGCCGCCACCAGCACGTTATGCTCGGAACAGTATAAGCCCATCCAGTTGATATAAAAATCTCCGAGCTCTGAATCCAGTACCGCGGAATAAACCACACTGGAGTCGTTGACCAGTCCGGATCTGCTCACCGCGCACTGATGAACGATGTACCCTGCTTCCGGCATAACGGTATTTGACGGCGGCGCCACGGACGTGTCCAGCCCCGGAATATCCGCGAACACCACCTGGTCAATGTTCAAAACTTGCTGATTAAGCTGGCAGCTGGCGATCAATGCCGCGCCGGCGGCGGTCAAAACTGAATTACTCATGAGTTTTCATGCTCCATGTTGTTATATTTTTTGAATTTTAAATGCAGTTGTTTCGGCAAGCGGCGGTTGACCACTTCAAACGCCCGGGTCATAGACTGTACTTCCAGTTCGTCATAAACTTGTTTTATTTTTATCGGATCGCCCAGACTTCCGTTATTTGCCGGTATCACCCCCATCAGGATGGGCGGTACCCTATGTGCCTCACGAACGTCGGACGCGGAAATGTCTTTGATGTTTTTAAACTCGTCTTTTTGCGAAATATCACCGATGGGAATAATCTGAAACGCTTTTTCTTCGCCTTTAGGAATATGCACATGCAGACTTTTAAAATTGCCGACGCCTTTGCCTTCGCGGACTTTCTGCTGTAATGCCTTTACCAGTTTCGGATCCATCTTTGCGTCGTTCGTATAAAGAATGTATCCCAGGTGCGCGCCGTTGACATAATATTTACGCCGGAACAGCGTCGCGTCCTGATTAAGCAACGCGGACTGCAAACCGCCAATCCAGTCAGGAACTCCGTAAATTTGTTGTTGAGTATCATATTCTTTTATGTGGATCACGTTGTCAGCAGCGAAGTCGGTATGCTCACCGTTGGCTTTCAGTAACCGGTATCCACTGTTCTTGGTCTTTACTCTCATATTCAAAGCCGGAATGTGCGCCAGTCCGGTCGGATTGCCAAATACATTGCGCAGTACCTGAAAATAAGCGTTGCCGAAGGTCAGCAGATCAGTAACCGCCGAGGAAAACTCCTGCACCGGCAGCGGTCCCGAAATGTAAGCGTTAGCCGTTGTTTTACTGCGGAAAATAACGCAACTTCCGTGGTGCCCATTAGCCCGGCGCATCAAAGATAAACCGCTCAGATCGATCGGCGGAATATAATACTCGCCGCCGAGGTCGGCAAACACGTTCAGATAATCCAGCATATTCGCATGGTGTACCTCTTCCGGCTCGCCGAATGTGAAAAAGCTCTCTGTAATTTCTTCGCTCATAGTACCGCCTTTGCATTAAATGTGTCTGCGTAAAATGTAAAAGTCCGCGCCCCGGCCTGTGCCGACAGACTGTGATTCAGGCTCGTTTGCGTATAAAAATATTCCGCGTCGAAATGACATGTTCTGACCCCGACCGTGTTCTCCGTCCAGGATTCAAATTCATAACGGCGGCAGGTTCTGCCGTATTGGCGGATCAACACATTGAGCAGTTCCATGTATTCGCCGAATACCGTTTCATCCACCACTAATTTGATGACGTCCCAGTTCTCCGCGTCGAACCGTTCCGTCTGGCTTATTTCTCCCAGTCCAAGGCGGCTCCATATCTTCTCAAAACCGTCCTTTTCCCCTGCGTCTTTCGCGTTGAGCAGCGCATACTTCACCCGCTTGCGGAACAATGCGTCAGACTCTTCGTCAAAGCGTTCTATGTCGCGTTCCCAGCCGAGTAATTCCACCATTTTTATGGGCGCGGCGTCGGCGTCGATTTGACGGTTCAGCTTATCCAGGCGCTCCTGGACCCGGTCGTAAAAAATGTCGGCCAGCGTGCCGATCAGCGTCAAATCTCCGGAATCCTGCCAGAACTTCAGCTCTATTCTGTCCCTGACTATGCTCATGCGTCCTCCGTTATGCTTAAGGTCTGAAGACGCGGCACGTCAAGCGATGAAATTATATCCTCCTGAGCCCAGGTGATCGCCTTGATCTGTTTGAAATAATTATGCAGCTCTCCGGATAACTTTGAAAAACTGAAGCGCGCGAATGGCCAGGTCTGACTGACATAATCGCTGTAATCGGCATTCTCCCGGAACGCGCAGCGGATAAATTCCTTGATCTGCTCCAGCAACTCTGTTTTTTCCGCCGTTGTGCTTCCCTGAATAAATTCGATTGACGCCGCGACGTCATGAAAGCTTTCCGGTATTGCTTTGACCTGCAGATCATCGCCGTGCCCGTGATTACCGTCGCTGTTCACATATTCGTTGACCGCCGCCAAAGTCGCATCAGGAACAACCCCGTAATCAAACAGGATATAAGCGTCGGCGGAACCCGGACCGCGCGGAATATTATGATCGAAAAAGATGTGATCGATGCTGAAGCCTGTCCGCTCCGCTATCATGGCCTTATACTTCGCGTCAGTGTGCCAGTCACTTACCGCGCTGAAATGATTGCGAAGCCGCAAGCGCAGCTCCGCGTCGCTTTCCTCGTTCACCCCGGGAGTTATCAGGTAGTCCGCTTCGTTGCTTACCGCGCTTATACCCGGAACATCCGAATCCATGATCGAATAATAAGCCACGCCGAGATTGTAATCGCTTCCGGCCGCTTCTGCTTCGCATAATACGCGTATCGTGGTCTGACCGGTTTCCATCACCGCCGGCGCCAGTGTCATCACCCGGTAAATGTTGCCGTTGATGGCAATAGTCCGGACTGTCGTGCCGGCGGGGATCAACACCGCCTGTTCCGCCGTGTTCCGCGTAAACGTCAGTTCGCCGCGCATTTTCACCGCGCTTTTGCGACTCATGTTGTAACTCCAGGCAATAAGATCGAGCATTTCTCCGGACGCGGTTTTTACATATAAATTCGGCATAGCATGTTTTATCAAAAACGCCGTGAGAAACTCCGCCGGGGAAATCACCGCTTCTTTACAGAAACTCCAAAACGCCGAATACTGGCTCGGGTTCGCTATCGACAAATTCGCCTCATTGGCAAGCTGCTGCAATTCCTCCCGCAACTCCTCTTCCGCCACCGGCATTCCCGCCTCTTTCAGCGCATCCGCGAATAGCTGTTGCTCCGCGCTCAGATTATCAAGTGTCAACCCCATCTGCTCTACTCCTTTGACTCCAGTTTAAGATTGATCATTCCAAACTCATACGTGTCCGCCGTCAGCGTCCACACGCCTTTTGAGTCGATGAAATTCGCCGCCGAAGCCTTTATTTCCACTGTTCCGGGCACGATCCTTTCGTCATCTTCAGCCAGCAGAATGATCTTTTGCAACAGCAGTTGACGCCGTTCCGGAGAACGTTCCGCCACACATTCCACCAGGTAACCGCTTTCTCTGATCGCGTGAATCAAATCCTGCGCGATTACGTCACGGTCATAAATCATTACCGCCTGACGGTTGCCGTCCACCGCCAGATCATCGTCCTTTATCAATATGTCGCTATATGTACTCATGCCTGCAATACCCGTATTTTTATGTCTATATATTTCATTAATCCCTTGACTATTTTGTAATATTATGTTATAATTTGTAATAGAGAACAGTTGGAGTTATCGCATGTGGAAAATCCAGATAAAGAAAAAAGTACAAAAGAACTTAAAGAAATTGCCGGCTGATGTTCAAGATCGATTCGGCTATTTATTGATGAACCTCCAGGAACAAGGTCCAGTTCAAACTTCATGGCCGAACTATTCAAAATTGAACAAACTGGAATATCATTGTCATTTAAATTATCATTACGTCGCCTGCTGGACAGCGGACGATCAAACCATAACCATAGAGGTGTATTATGTTGGCAGTCGTGAGAACGCCCCATACTGAAATCAGTCTTTCCGGTAGCGGTACCAGCGAAATACTGGAACTGCTCCGGTCTCGTTTTCCCGTTGAAATCCTTGACGTTCCCCCGCCGGATGACGACGACGAAAGCGTCGATGTCTTTGAAACCGAATGGTGGCATGAAAATAAACATCGGGTTCTTGCCGGAGCCCGACTCAAGCATGACATGTCCCAGGAGGAACTCGCGAAAAAGTCCGGTATCAGTCAGTCCGTCATTAGCCAGTACGAAAGCGGAAAGCGGAAAATCACCATGCGCGCGGCCGTCAAACTCGGCAAGGCTCTTGGAGAATCCCCGACCAGCCTGATTACTGATTAGATTCCCGGCTCTATTCCATAGAGCGATCATCATTACGGCGGCAGTCCATGCCGCCTTTTTTATTGTCTTCATTTTCATCATGCCTGCAATACCCACATGTCTTCCATCTGCCCTGGTCCGACCGGACTGGAAGTGTTGATTGTTACGCCGCCATAATTGGTGGTACGGTTGTTGCTGGTGTTGCGGACGCCGCCCGCTTTTACGTCTTTCGTTCTGGCGGAAGTTACCGCCGATACCACCGGCTGCTCTATTTTTGTTTGATTTACATCCACACCGGCGAACTCTTTCACTTTGTCAAGTCCAGCCTGGATTTTATCTCCGATGAACGGGATTTTGGTAAGAAAACCCAGTATCCCCTCTATCTTGCCGATTATCCAGGAGAACAAGCCTTGTACGATGGCTTTGCCGAAATCCCAAAGCCCTGTCCAAAAGCCTTTTATCTTTTCAAAACACCAGAACACCGCTTCAACGATGTAATCCCAGTAATCGATAATCAGTTTGACCGCTATCCCGACCGGCCCCAACATCCCCGCCAGCAGCCATTGCCAGTGCTTCGCCATAAAATCCACCACGGTGTTGAACGCCGCTTTAAGCACATCCCAGTATTTAACACACAGGTAAATCGCGCCGATCAGCGCCATTATTCCCAGTACTACCCAGGTAACCGGATTCGCCAGCAAAGCCGCTGTAAAAGCCCATACCGCAGACACCGCACCCCATAATCCGGCAGTCACCAGCCATGTTACAATTTTAAATGCAATAAGCGCGCCCTTTGCGGTAAGAACAGCCGGAATTGCACCCAGGAGGATTGCCAGCTTTACCGCAATCAATGCTCCTTTAAACAAAAAAGTAACAACGCTTAAAGCTTTGGTCCAGAATACGCCGCTTTTCAGTCCTTTAGTCCAGACAATATTAGTAAAGGTCGCCAATTTAGTCTGCAATGTTGCGGCTGTTATCTGTCCTGTCCATAATTTCTGGGCTAAAGTTGAAAGATTTGTCCAGAACACACCCTTTTGTGTTACCGCATTGTATACCCAGGCTGCGGCGGCTCCGATTTTGGCTCCTATAGCGGTTGCTCCGAGACTCTTTGCGTATAGAAAATTGGCTATAGCCGCAAGTCTTTGAGTTTTAGTCATGGCTCCTGAAATAACATTTAACTTCCAAAGAGTGATTTTAAGAATATGTATTTTCATTGTCAATGCTGCCCAAAGATTCTGAGCGCCGACAACAAGCTTCATAGTTCCCCAGCCTATTGCCAATGCTGTTACAGCCGCAACCAAACCGCCGATAGCCCAGCGCAACGGAGGGAAAACGTCAAGAAGCCAAACGAGCATGACGCCAGCTTCCGACATAACAGTCATTACCGCGTTTATGCCAGGCAAAATTATTTTCCCGATGGTAATTTTAATTACATTCCATACTCCCTGAAGGCGTTCCCAGGGATCAATCATGGCTTTAGCCATTTTTTCCGCTCCGGAAGCGTCCTTGATTCCGGCAATGTCTTCTATGGATTTTTTCAGCTGGTCAGTTTTTCCCAGCATATTGACCACCGCCATCGCGCCTTGTTCGCCAAACGCTTGAGTGAGAGCTTCTATCCGCGCGTTTTTGTCAAGACTTCCGACATTCTTTTCGATTTTCATTATGATTTCATTCAAAGGCAGAAGATTGCCGTCCGTCCCTTTAAATGAAACGCCCAATTTCTTCTGCGCTTGACCCATTTTTGTAATCATTGATTTAAACGCTGTTCCAGCCTGCTCCGGGCTCATTGAACCTTGAAGCGTGCCGAGCATCGCCATCTGCTGATTCATGTCTATGCCGGATTCATTACCTATTGAGCCGAGATTGGAAAACGCCGCGGACATGCCGCCGGTGGTCGTTTTAAATACCTTTACCGCGTGTGCCGTTTTTCCGGTCAACTCTTCTACCCATTTAGCCTGACCCATTTTATTTGCCTGGTCGGAGAAAATATTGAACATTGACCCCATGTATTTAGTAGCGGTGTCAGTATCAGCCTTACCTGCCTTAGCCAGCAATGCACCGGAATAAGTAAAAGACGCAAGTGCTCCATCTTTCAACCCGTTGATCGCTGACTTAATATCATAACCGGATCCGACAATAGCGGCGGCGTCTCCGCCAAATTGCATAGCGAATTTATTACTGGCTTTACCGAGGAGCATTAAATCTTCAGCAGAAGTTCCAAGGGAGGCAACTTCATCTATTGCCTTGTCAAAACCACGAGCGGCACCGGTCACGGAAACCAGGGAACTGGCAACACCGTAAATCCCCGCACTTCCCAAGGCCATTTTATTCAACCCGGAAGTGAAGTTTCTCTGCATGCCCATTATTGCCTTGTTTATTCCTTTAGACGGACCTGTAACTTTATCTATCAGTCCGATGGAAAAAAACAGTTTTTCAAGTGCCGTTTGCGCCATTTGTTACACCTTGACAATTATAATTTAACGTCATATATTACCCCTATAGACAAAGGAATGATTTTATGACATTTATAGTTTCCATTATTATGTTTTTCTTCGCTTTGGGACTCATTGCTTTCTGCTATGAGTTTTATGTCCAGATTTGTCTTCCCTGCAATCATCCTAAAAATCTGAAACGCAAAAAGATGTTTCGCGGAAAATAATTTTTATGTTTTCACTTTTATTTATATTTGCAGCTGTAGTAATTACTTATCTCATCTTTAAAGACTTGATGAAATTAATTGTCTTTTTATGCAAATACATCCCGGCTCCCCGGGACGAAAAACTTAAACTTGAAAGAGCTTCCCGGATTATTTATCTTCGAAAAGAAAGAACCAGAAAAGAGTGTCAACTTTTTTAACCATTAAGTTCTATGACATTTACAGTTTTCATTTTTATGTTTTTCTTCGCTTTGGGACTCATTAATATTAAGCATCCTTTCCGTGAATAATTTTTTTCATCTTTTCCCAGAAGTCCCATTCCAGGAACGTCGCTTCGGCCATTGACTCCGCGTTCACTTCGCGCCCGGGGAACCATTTCCGGACATAGACCGCGAGCACAGCCGTAGAGCCTTCATCGCGACGATATGCCCGGAACAGGGCGTTTATTTTTTTACTTCGATCTCAATATCGCCCTGGAACTCCTGCATCAGTTCCCCGGTCATATTAAAAGTCAAACCGCGATCCATCAGGGATTCCAGCAACTCAGTCTGCGCCTTATCCACCAGGCAGCGGCGCAAAAACCTTTTTCCCGGAATCACTTTATTGTCAGCAGTGAGTTCATTGAGATAACGATTGAAATCCTCGGTGTTGACGTTGAAATCCAGTTCGTCTTTTCCGACCGCCAGTGTAACTTTCTTTTCAGCCATTTTTTTAAATTCCTTTCATGTATTAAAGCTTACTTTTTTTCTTCATCGTCGACGTCGGCATAAGGCACGCCGTCGATTTTAACGAAATCCTTGCCGGTTACGTCAAAAGGCAAGGTAAATTCGGTTTCATCGGTGCTGGTCTCATCAATGTCCAGTAGCGAGGAGATTTTGATTTTGCAGTCGAAAGCCTCGACTTTCAGTTCATCATCGCCTACCTTAGCGTAACTGTTAATGTCAAATGGAGGCAGTTTCTGGAATGATCCGGCTTCTTTCGCCGCGGCGGTAATGGTTTTCAAGCCGTCGCGATAGACTACCAGCTCGCCCGACGCCTCGACATCGCCGCGGACAAAACCGTCCGGCTTGCCGTTGCGCTTCGCCACCGCCGAATTGTCGGTTATCTCCAGCGAGAATTTTTTAACATGAACTGAAAAGTTGCCCAGATCGACGTCAAAGCTCAGTCCGTTGAATTTCTGTTTGCTGCTCATAATTATGCTTCCTTAAAAATGATTGGTTCAGGACATATCCAGTCCGAGATAAAGTGTGATTTTCTTCGGGCACTTGTAAGGACGCGCCGCGATGGCGATATTCACCGATGTGTGGCTTTCCCAGTTTATGCCGATGTCTCCATCCTCCGGCGGCTTGATTATTCCCGGCATTTCCTGACCGGCAAGCATCACCGAATGCGACGCCTCGCGCAACGGCCGCATAAAGTAAGTCTGATTTGCCGAGATCGATCTGGCGGTGGAATTCAAGCGCCGGTCAGCGACCCGGGCAATTGCCAGGATCCTGACACGCCTGGCGCAGTAATCCAGCGTCCTGCGATTCTCGTAAGCCTGGAAATCTCCACCCTCCACGTCAAGCGTACAATGATCTGCCCAGTACATGCCGTTGTAACCGGTATACCACTGCGGCACGGAAAAGCGCGCCGTAGCCAGCGCTTCAATGGTCGCCGAATCCAGATCTGATCCGGCTTTGTCCACCGGACTTTCCCCCAGGCCGATCAGCGCGCCGGTCGCGACACGCATCGGAGAATCCGCCACCGTTACGCCCGGATCACAAAGCCGTCCGGACACAACGCCCAGGTTATTGCCGTGAAGCAGCGGCACCAGGCACACGCGATCAGCAGCGACGCTGTTCACCAGCGCGCCGAGCCTGACCAGATATTCGCCCCAGCTTTCCGTGGCGGCGTCAATGCCGGCCACTGCCGCGAACACCGTCAGAAACTTAGCATAACGCGTCAGGCACTGCATCGCCACTGTCTGACATGCCTCCACTTCCGCTTTGCTGCTTACCGGCGAACACAAGACTATCGCCTCCACATTCAGATCGGCGGGTTTTTCCAGTGCATAATAAACCGCGTCCTTCCAGTCATCGCCATCGCCGATTCCGATAGCGTAACAGGCAAAATTATCAGTGCGCGAGTTCACGATTGCCGCGCTTATCTGCGTTTTTAACTCAGAATCACCCGCGCCCAGCAGTTCGTCCAGATCACTGGACGCGCTTATCGGAAGAATCTCCCCTAAATTTTCACTATTGCCCGAACGCCCGATATACAGAAATAATCTCTCAACTTCCGTAAACGAGCCCTGCATATTGTTCACTTGAACAACGTTTACTTTCCCTGTAGCCATGCTTGTTTCCTCTTTTTTCCGGGTTTAAACTAAACCATTAAATTTGCGTGTTGTTTTGCCCGGAAGCGTTCTTCCAGGCTGTTCATTATCTCATCGCCGAACTGACTTATCTGCTGATCATTCGCTCCGAGAAACGGCCGCGCCGGAATCCGGTAAGTATGAGTAGATTTACTCACTCTCTTTTTGCCTTCCGAAATCAGGAACATAGCCTGTCTCCGACTTACTCGTTGCATAACATAACGAAGCTTTGCGGCTGCCCCAGAAGGTAAATCCCGCGCCCAGGGTGGCAGATATGCTAGCCGGATCAAGGTTGCCGCCATATTGGCAGTGCACCTGTCAGAAGCAACTGTCCCATTCAGTCTGGTCTGTACTTTGGATACATCGAATGAACCTGGATAATTATATGCCTGATACTTATCCTGAAATCCATGTTGATGCTTCCAGCCAACCATGCCGGCATTCCGATAAAAATCAACCTTGGCCTCATATTCGTCTGCAGAACGAACTCCAATTATTTTACCTTTCACCATGCCTTTCAGCATTTCTTTGGTGTCTCGCGCAGTAAGCTTAACCTCTTTCCCCTTTGCTTCTGCTTTGGCAATTTTCTTCTTGGTTTTAGCTCGTGGTGTCATCGGAAACCCGTCCACGGTTTTCTGCTCTTTGACGTTTTTCTTTGCCTGGGCGATGACCAGGCGGCCGACTCTTGCCAAATACCTTTTTTTAAGGTTCGGCGGCAGAGTCATGAGTTTCGCGATTTCCATCGCTTTGGCAAAGCCTTCGGTTTTTACGTCAAAATCAATCATTAATATTCAGAGGAGCTCCGTTTGCAAGTCCATCTTCAGCCACATTATAGGGGTATTCCCCGGTGTTGTAATTCTTCCCGAACCAGCGTATCGGACCGTTTTCGTCTTCGACCAGGTAAACATCGTCAACAAACTCGATTGAGCCCATCACGGTGAGAAGTTTATTATTTTCATTGATGGCTTCGACTTTCGGATCGGCGAGTTTATACTTATCACGTAGCTCATCAAATTCGTCGAGCCATGCCCGGATCAACGCCATGAGCAAGCTCAGTGACTCCCCGGGCATCCGCTCGATATAGATCGTTCCCCGATATTTGAAATTCGCGAAATGCCATCCCTTTATGCTTTCATTGTGCCCGCCCGGTTCAACGGTCAGGTCTGAGATCTCGCTTTCAAACTGAGAGCTTCTGATCTTCAGATGTGTTGTATTGGTTTTGATGTATTCGCATAATTCAAAAAAACGGTTTCTGATCGCGTTCGCCGCCATGGTTTTCCCCTCTAAATCAATTCAATGCTTATTCTATCCATGCCATAAATGGCGCGGATGGCGTCCTGAGAAAATTCCCGATACTTCTCCTCGGTATCCTCGCCGCTCTTCGCGGCGTTTTCCGCCACTTCGCGCCGGCTTAAGGTGGCGGTTTCCTTGAGCAGTTCCGCTTTGGCGTCGCAAAACACCGCACGAGCCCAGAGCAAGGATAATTCACCTTCGCCATCAACACTTTCCTGCGGCACATCCGTCAACGTCGCGTATCCAAGGCTTTCCTGTTCCACTCTCCAGTCATCCAGCGCGTGCCGGACACAGACGATCGACCGCCGCAAATGCCCGATGACCGTTACCGCCGGAAGTTCAGCTGGAATACTGTACGCGTCGTAAAAATCGCCGGATTCCAGCGACGGCCAGAAACTTCCTGCGTCAATTGTACGCATTTCCGGCTCAGTGTTTGTTGTTCCCCAGGAAACCATTTTTAAATCCTTTAAAGGCGGGTAGTGGTTCCGGCTCAGTCGAGATCAGCCCGGCAATACCGGACAAATCTCTCAGTCCGAACACCACCGCCCGCGGGATGAGTTTATTCTTCTTCGTTTATTTTCTGCTTTGCTGCTTCGGCCGCCGCCGCTTCATCGCGGACGAGTATGGCTTTTTCAATATCTTTTTTCAGTGTTTTTACCTTTGCCTCACTGATATTGAGCGCCTCCGCCTTGTTGCAGTAATCCAGCGCCGCGTCGAAATCTTCGGCAGCGTAAGCCAGCTTAGCCGCCTGACGCAGATATTTCAGCTTGATCGGTTCATGCACCGGCCATTCAAGCACATCGTTCAACATGGGCGTGAAATAAGGCTCGACGGCATGACCGCTCTTGAGTTGGGCTTCAGCCCACTCCAGGAACGCGTCCGCGACATAGGTCTTAATATCGCGGTTGAAACGTTCCGGAAGCGGCTGATCCTGCGCAATGCAAACAGCCGCATAATCCAGTGCCTTATCGATCTCTCCGACGTCAAACAGCCATATCAACACTTGAGATAAGGCGGCATTGGCGTATTCCTCATCGCCTTCGATATACGCGTCGATAACCGGAAGATATACTTTCAGCAATTCACGCTTGAGTTCGGTTCTTGCCTGACCTTTCGGCAAAGCGCTGATGCGTTTGCAGTCGTTTTCAATGGACTGTAACAGCAGTGTGAATTTGCCATTTTCGCTTGCCAGCTTATTGATAGTATGCTGTTCTTTTGCTTTCAACGCGGCTTCGGCCGCAGCCGTTTCACGCTGAAGCAATATCCGCTGACGGTATTTCCATGCCGGAGAAATCATGACGCGCCTCCTTAATCGACTATCTGCAGATTATTATGGTTAATCGCCGCGGCCGCGTTAAGGTTGCCGATGCGGTAAGCCTCATTCTGACTGATAAAGTCAACAATGCGGTTTTTCTTCGGCTGGTTTTCGGTATGACGACGCATGCTGGAGATCTGCACATACAACTGCAAGTTCTGCGGATCAGTAATAAGCACACCGAAGTCAGGGAACTGCGGTACGACAGCAGATGTATAACCGCCGTAGCTTTTGCCCAGTATCTGGAAGTTTACCTTTTCACTTGGCGTTTCGGCGTGTGTACTCAGCACTTTATTCATATCATGCGCCACCAGTCCCTTGCCGATGATCGCGACTTCACTGCCGGTACGGTGTTCTTCGGGAATCAGCGATCCAACGTCATAGACCAGCTGGTCAACGTTTTTATAATCGCCGGTGGAACCCAGCGTTATTTTTCCGGAAGCCTCGACTATCTCGGAAATGAAGTTTTCCGGTTTGCTGGTCTCCAAGTCGAAAAGCCAACCGGTGTTGACGTCTTCAAGTTTGGGATGGGCGGAGCGGTCAGTGGTGGCGGCAGCGGATTTGCCGTAAAAGCCGATCAGGATACGATCCAGCGCGATGCGCTTTTGTACCGCGGACATATAACGCTTATGAAAATCGTTGTAACGCGCCCAGGCGTCCAGCAGCGCGTATTCCACGCCCACGTCAAAATTGGTCTGTTTGCACACATATTTTCTGCCATCCGGAGCGCCCGCCAGTTGTGGACTGCGTTCGCCGGCGCCGCTGGTGTCGGTTCTGCCGGCAACAGTAGAATGGATCTGCATGTCGAGCACTTCGGCCATGATGTCCTCCACCGGAATGATGCTGATCCGGGACAAAAACGCGCTTGAAGCCTGAATAGCGTCGTTGAGTTTTTGCGCCATTGGTGTGGTGGCGGCAAAGTTTTCGGACATGCTGCTGACGCCGTAACTCTGCGCCAAATTCTTCATCAGCTGATTGAATTTTTCCTGTGTTTCTCTACGCATTATAAAATCCCCCTGTTATACGTATTCACAATCTGTTTCAGGACCGGTACCGCCGGAAGTGTCCTGACCGAACTTGCCGCTTAAAGCGTTTTCCAGCTTGCCGCTCATGGCCTCAACCGCCGCGTTCAGCTTGCTGAAACCATCGTTCAGCTGCTGCAAGCCTTTCTCATCAATTACCGCTCCAGCAGCGGCGGTGGTGGAAGCGTTGGTTTTCTCCGGTTCAGCGGTGTTGCCTTCGGCTTCTTTCCCGTCGTTTTCCGCGCCGGCGGAAAGCTTACTTACCGTCTCGATCATGGACTCGACCGCGCTGGTAAGCTTGGTCTGCCCGGCGAGCATCTGATTGAACTGTTCTTCAGTCATTTCGTAATCCTCTTTTTCTTCTTTGTTGGTGTTGTTAGTGAAAAACTCTTTGATGCCATCAACCACGGCGGCAACGATGTTTCTACTTTCCGGCTCAGGCACGACGGAGAACTCGCTGGCGGCTATTTCCTCCGCACCGCCACGAAACGCTTCCGCGTCATCACGCCTGGAAAAGTGTGCTTCTGAAGTTCCCAGGCTTGCCGGTTTGTCCGTTGTAGCAAGCCCGGTCAGATAGGTTTTTCCGGTTTTCGCGAAGTTATGCGTCAATTCCATGCTGAAGAACAGACGCGAATCCTCGCTATTCTGCTGCAAGTAATACTTGTTCGGACGGATACGCGCCTGAAGCACCGTGCGCCCTTTCTTATCTTCAATCGTCCGGAGCTGGCGCACCGAACCGTAATTCCCGAACCAGTGTTCGGCATTGGCTACCGCAGTGTATTCCGCCGGATCATAAGTTTCCGCGGCGTCGGTCAGCCACTGGGCTTTGATTTCCCGGCCGTCAACAGTAGGCCCGCTTGTTCCAATGGACAACCATTCTGTCAGTAGCTCTGTCGGCATAGATTTTTATCCCCCCGTTTTACTTTTTGATTTTTTATAAAAATGATTCATTACAACATCATTTTATTATCTGCAAGCTATTTTGCCACAGGCTTTTATTGTGATCTCTTGTGATATTGCCAAAATCACAAGAAATCACAATATTTTTGCCATGCGTACCAGATTTCACGTGCTAAAATCCTCTTGTAAAGGGAGATCACGACTTGAAATATACCGATGAACAAAAAGACCAGGCTCAAAGCCTGTACCTGGCCGGCAACAAGGTTCCGGAGATTGAAACACAACTCGGAATCGAACGCCGCACGCTGTATTTGTGGATAAAAAAAGAAAACTGGGATAAAGCACTCAATAAAGAAGACACCCTTTATACCATCAAAAAACGCATCAGGTTGCTGGCGGAACGCGAAAATAAAACCACTCTGGAAATAAAAGAGCTCGACAGCCTCATCAGCAACCTCATCCGCTTGGAAAAACTCTACGCCAGCCTCAAAGCCAAAGATGAAAGCGCGCCGGCGGGGAGTACTCCGGGAGGAGAACGCCGCCGCAGTGGCCGTAAACCGGCAAAGAATGATTTTTCGCAAATAGATGAACAAGACCTCATGGAAAAGTTTCGCGACGGCTTGTTCGGCTATCAGCTCGACTGCTGGAATCACCTTGATGAACGGATCCGCAATATCCTGAAAAGCCGTCAGATCGGGATGACCTTTTATTTTGCCCGGGAAGCGTTTACCGACGCATTGCTGACCGGAGACAATCAAATATTCCTTTCCGCCTCCAGAGCGCAAAGCGACGTCTTTCGCGAATATATTAAATTCTTCGCCCTGGACTGGTACGGCGTCGAACTGACCGGCAAAGACAAAATCGAGCTGATAACGCCAAAAGGTAAAGCCACACTCTATTTCCTGTCCACCAACTCCGCCACCGCGCAGAGCTATCACGGACACGTCTATATCGATGAATATTTCTGGATCCCGAAATTTTCCACACTCAAAAAAGTGGCGACCGCTATGGCCAGCCAGAAAAAATGGCGGAAAACTTTCTTTTCCACGCCCTCGGCAAAATCTCACGAAGCTTATCCGATGTGGTCAGGGGACGAATTTAACGAACGGAAGAAGCGCGCAAACAAGCCGGTAATCATTTTCCCCGGACGCAAAGAACTGCGCAAACAGGGAGTCCGCGGTGCCGATCTGCAATGGCGCCGAATCATCACCATCGAAGACGCGGAGCGAGAAGGCTGTAACCTGTTCAACATCGAACAGCTGAAGGTGGAATATTCCGAAGACGAATACCGCCAATTGTTCATGTGCTATTTCATAGACGATTCGGCGTCGGTGTTCAAATTCTCCGAACTGGAAAAATGCCTGACCGATCTTTCCGAATGGAAAGACTTCAAACCCGAAGCCGAAAGACCCTACAAAGGCAAAGTGTGGATCGGCTACGATCCCAGCCGCTCACGTGATGGCGCGTGTATTGTGGTGATCGCCGCTCCGAAAGGCGTTCGTGGCAAGTTCCGGGTACTGGAAAAAATCGATATGAAAAACGCCGCCTGGCAGTTCCAGGCGGCGACAATCAAAGACCTGGTCAATAAATATGACGTCGAATACATCGGCATCGACCGCACCGGCCCCGGCGATGGCGTCTGTGAAATGGTCGAACGCTTCTATCCGGCCGTCGAAGGGATATTCTACAGTCAGGAAAAGAAAACCAAACTCGTACTGAAAGCGCAGCAGGTCATCGCCGATCAACGTATCGAATGGGATGTAAACTGGAGCGATATCGCCGCCGGATTCCTGCAAATACACCGTGCCGTTACCGGTGGCGGAGGCATTACCTACGTCGCTGATCGCAACGATAAGACCGGTCATGCCGACGCCGCCTGGGCTATCATGCACGCCCTTATCAACGAGGATTTCATTCTGCTGGAAAATGATGATGAAGAATGTGAATGGGCTTTCTCAGCGTAAACAAAAAATACCGTTAATGAATTCTGTTGCAAAAATTCATTAACGGTGTAATTTATAAGCTGTTGGAGGATTAATTTTATGAGAGTCAAATGTCCGCATTGCCACTGCAAGGCGATTGTTACCCACCGGGTACCGATCTCCGCCAAGTCTGACGATATTTACGTCAATTGCCCAAATCCTGACTGCGGCGCCAGAAGCGTAATGCGCATCAGCCATGTTTATGACCTCACGCCTCCAGCCTCCACGCTCACCGACGCCATGCACGAATGGTTCGCCAACCTTCCCGACGAAGAAAAACGCGCCCTCGCTAAACAGTATCAACCCAGCCTGCTTTAAGTTGAAAGTTGAAAGTGAGAAAGTTGAAAGCAAGAGAGGGGAAGAAAAAACTTTTATGAAACAAATGGGGCGTTGCAACGTTCCCCATACTTTCAACTTTCAACTTTCAACTGGAGCGCCAGCGACTTTTTCCGCGGCCTCTTTCTGATCAATAATGTTCTCGCGCTTGAATAATAATCAAACGGTTCTCTTCAATCTTATATACCAAACGATGGCATTGATCTATGCGTCTTGACCAGCAACCAGCAAGGGAATGTTTTAAACCTTCTGGTTTTCCTATGCCTTCAAAGGGAGAACGCAAACATTCCTTAATCAGGACATTGATCCGCTTAAACGTTTTTTTATCCTGTCCCAGCCAATACTGATAATCTTCCCAACCCTGTGGAGTAAAACTTAATTCAAGCATTTTCCAGGGCTACCAGTTCTTCTATCGTTTTATGGATAAGGTTTCCTTTATCTGCTTCTTCCATACTTTGCAGTAAACGCTTAGCGTTTGCGGGATTCCGCAGTAAATAAGCGGTTTCCTCCATTGCTTCATAGTCTTCAAGAGACATCATAACAACAGAGGCACTTCGTTTTTTAGTAATAATGACCGGATTGTGATCATCACAAACCTTGTCAATTGTTTCTGCCAGATTTGCTCTGGCTGCCGAATATGATATCGCATTCATTAATATAAACTCCTACTCTATTGGTGTACACTATATTGTACACTCTTATGTGATTATTGTCAATCCATATAAAAAGAAAAAGGCGGCATTGACTGCCGCCGTCTTGTCTTCTTCTCCCTGCTTTCAACTTTCAACTTTCAACTTTCAACTGGAGCGACAGCGACTTATGGAACCACGCTGAAGAGCGCGACTTTCATGTGGCTTTTTTCTTTAGCGGTGGCGTTGCTGGCGGTGATGAAACGGTCGACGGCAAGACGATAGCGGTTGACCGCCTTAACCTCGATCTCGCGGACGATATCATCCGGAACATCGATCTCCATTCGTGTTTTCGGTTCGTCCTGCCAGTGGATAACTTCATAAGCGATGGGCTTTTTCACAATACACCTCCGATGATTATCAATGCCATGACAATACATCCGGCAACGGTTAAGGAACTGTTTTCGACCTCACGAGCTGAACGCCCGCAACCGCCTTTCACAATCGGCGCTTTCATGGTCGGTGCCTCAAGGATTGGACTGAGTTATAAGCGGAAAATTTTTGCGGTGTTCCGTCCAGTGGTATTTGAATTGACGGAGCAGTACCGCGCGGAGTTCCTTTATTTCCAATACCATCAGCCCAAGCTCGTGTTCTACTCCATCGCAAGCGGTGCCATCGATAAAACAATCCCTCACGAAGTGAAAGATTCTCAGGTTTTCAAGCTTTCTGAAATGCTCGGTGTCGACGGCTTTGAAACCGCTTCCGGTCGGCTTGGTTCCGATGAATTCAGAGCTAAGGTTAAGACCGGCTATTCTGGCTCCATACTCGGAAACGATGCTTGCCAGCGTGTCTTCGTCAATGTGATACTTTGCGCTTACTTCCTTGCGAATACGTTTGAGGAGTCGTTCCCGGTCAGCGTTGAGAATCTGAACGTTTTCCGGCGGATACGGTGTGCGAGTTTTAGTCATGGCGCACCTCCTTCAGCATTCGATGGTTTTGGAATTGATGCAAGTGTCAAAAACGGCAAGGCACTGCTTTTGAGTAAGGCGTCCGTGCTGTTCGCAACTCATTGCTACAACTCCTTTCATCTGATTGATGCAACTATTGACGAACGGGCATTGCTTCTGATAGAACAGCTGATCAGTGGCGAAATCGCACAGACCGTCGATGTTATCCATCACGGCTTCGGCGGCGTCCCGGCGGTCGCTTTTGAATTCCGGCAGAAGTTCCGCCAGTTCACTGATGAGTGCCCGGAGTCTGACGGCGGCTTGGGCTTCCTTGCTGTACAGATCGCAGTTCTTTTCCATGCGGGTGCGGCGAGTTTTAGACATAATATGCCTCCTTAATTTGTTGCCCGTTTCACTGGGCGTTAAAAGAGCCTCCCGCGGATCGTTGAAACTACAGGCTAAGGAAACCTGCATCGCCCGAAGGCTGCCACCGCAGAAGGCTCGAAAATCAAATGGGATTTTCCTTAATTGTATGCTGTTTCACTAGCATATGAAGAAAAACATACGGCTTAATGCGTATTTTGTCAAATATGATTTGCAAAAAAGTATAGAATAATATATTTTGAAGGTAGTTTTTAACAAAAAATGAAGAAGGGGAAAATGGAAAAGGAACCACGCCTTGAAATTGGCGAAGACCTATCAAGCCAATTGTCAGCCATACTTGATGGTAATATTTTTAGTGCCCGTGAAATAAGTGAGATTACAGGACTTTCAATAAGTAGTGTTTATCGCTGGTCTAAGATTCCATCGGCAAGAACCCAGCAGTCAAATTACAATAAACTAAAAAGTTTTTGTGAAGAACACAAGCTTAAAACTTTAACTGCGGCAGAAAGAGAAAATCACTTGAATCTGAATTTATTTTCAGATTCCATTGCTCTAACATACGAAGAGGAGCAGGAAATAGCGGCAAAGTTTAATCAGCCAATGCGGTATGAAAATGCAGTGTCTCAATTGCAAGGCATTGCGTTTGCCGTAAAATTCGATGATAAAGTTGACCGCGAAGAAGTAAAAATGGTTTTGACTTGGTTGAAACACAATCAGGAATTTATTGATGCTTGGCCTATTGCCGACGTCTTCAAAGTTTTTAAAACGCATTGCTCAATCAACAGAGAAAAAGAAGAGCTGTATAAAGAACTATCTGATAGCTTACTTCTTGTCTTTAAAAGGATACACTCAAAAGATGATGTTGTTACAGACATTTATGATGAGATAACAAAAGAAGATATTTTTACTGATAAAAATGTGGTTGTAACAGGTGCATTTGAAAAAGTGCAGCGTGATTATGTAGAAGAAGCTTTACATGAACTGGGTAATCGCCTGCAAAGCAAAGTATCAAGCACCACGGATTATGTTTTTGTCGGAAGCAAAGGTTCTCGTTCATGGCGTTTTGGTAAACACGGACGGAAAATAGAAGATGCCATATATGAAAGGAACAATTATGGAAAACTGAAAATAATCAGCGAAAATGACACCTTGAAAGTTATCGACCCCAAAGCACAACCAAGAAGGTCAGGTAAAAAAGAACGCCTGGGAATAGAATATGCTTACGCTCTTGATCTGTACTTTTTACAAGAATACGATTCAAAAACAAAGCACGAAGCAATAAAGAACACTGCCGAAAAATGGGGGATCCCATATGAAGATTTGCGAAAATGGCGACATCTAGAAAATTACAACTGCCTGGTTGATGTTGCGATAAAAAACAAAATTAAAGATTTGTGTAGATCCTACTGGCCAAGTCAATCTCCCAAAAAATTAGCTGAAATATATTTCCCCCCAAAAGAGCTTGAGGAATTCGAGGAAGAGCAATATCGCTTTAAAGAAAAAGCCAAACAGAAGAACAAACTCCATTACAAACTTCATTACAAACAAGTTGCTTTATTTGAGAAAAAATATAATTTGCCGGAATTAAATGGGAAATATCCCAGAAGCATCCGTTTTAACCGACTTGTCGACCTGTCAAAAGATTTATCCATGCACCTACCCGAAATAATAGAGAAATATCCGCAATGTAAAGAAATAATATTTAACTCCAGTCAAAAATACTGGATGGATAATGCTGACCAGGCTCTTATTGAGCTGGCAAAAATACCTAAGGAAGATTTGAAGCGCGACGAAAAATTCGATGTCTTCACAAAAAACGATAAACCGCAACCTGCCGGATGCGGAACTATGATAATCGCAGTTACTTTACTGCTCCTGGCAATAATATAAAAAAACCGCCGGTCAAGGCGGTTTTCAAAGAAATTCAAAAATTCAGTTCGAGTTGCCGGTCGTGGATTTCATCGGGGAAATGTTTTGACTTAAAGAGTTTTTCCCGATCCAGCACTACTCCGCAGTGTTTGCATTTTATCAGGATACCTTGTTTGTCGACCAACGCCTGTTCAAATGGCGTAAGGCGTCCGCATTTTCCGCATGAAATCGAAATGAATGAAGCCGTTGTCTCAAGCTCTCCATCACGTATCATCTCATCAATCTTTTGTATTGAATCCATTATTTTATTTTTACTCCTGGTTTTTGATGACATGAGTAATAAGTTCAGATTGTACTCTTTCAATCTCATCTAAAATTGAGAAAGGGATTGAAACAGATTCATGCAATTCATATGTAGATTTAATACTTTGTCTATTAATGCTTATTTCGATTACAATTTTATTTGTTTTGTCCGTACGCATCGTTGTCAGCAAATCTTTAAGTTTAGAAGGTTGGTTGCCATTCATTATTTTACCTCAGTGTTTTGTTTTTCAGTTATCCGGCGCATCTCGATGAAGCGGGCTTTGTCTTCCAGGACGGCGACGGCAAGAGCGGCTATTTTTACCAGCGTCCGGAGGGATTCCTTTTCATCGCTCTGGTCATGGGTAACGATTGCCCGGCTGGCATAAGTATGGATAATATCCAGCCAGGTCGCGACGTCATGATGTTCTTTGCCGAACTTCTGTTCCTGGTGGATCCGTTCCTGAGAAATCAACTGGAAGGCTTCAGCTCTGGTCATTTTGCGGATCCTCTTTTTTATGGTTTGCGTTTTCGAAAACTAGATCGGTACCGCCGCAGGTCAAGCGGATATATTCCGGTTCGCTATCGTCAAGATGCGGACAACTGAGGTTACAGTTCCTGCCTGTGCCGCCGAACGGACAAAAGGCAAGGACGTAACCTTTGGCGGTTATTTTGATTAAATTTCCGTGTTTGTCAATAATGGCTTCCATAATTATTTCTCCAGGGTTTTAGGGGTTTTGATTTCTTCGGTTGCGTGTTTGATATATTCATCCCAGGGCAGGCCCAGGACTTTGCAGGCGACTTTGCCATACTTGTCATCGATGTTATCCAGAGGACTAAAAGCATGGCAATGCAACTGAACAGCAATATTATCGATGACGGCTTTCCATACCCGATCGCGTTGTTCCGCGGAATCCTGTTTGTCGTAATCATCGATATTACTCAGTGCGGAGCCTTTCACCACCAGTTCGGCCGCCAGGTTCATCAGCAGATTATCATCAGGTCTCGGTGCCGATTCAATGGTTCTGATTTTATCATTCAAATCGGTAAGAGCTTTTTTTACCCGGCGGCTCTGCAGCTGGCGGTGTTTATCCTCGATAGTAAGCGGCTTTTTCGGAGCCGAGGATTCGGAGTTATTCTTCCGAATCCGGCAATAGCTGCCGACCTTTCCTCCGGAGATGATGAAGGCGTTTGCCGTATCTTTGTCGACCGGGACTTCCAGCATCTCGAATTTGCGTGTATCCGGTGAGTTCTTGTAGCGCTTTTCTTCATCCCATATATATTCGTTATGAACCAGGACAATATCCGTCGAGGCCTTTTCTATTTTTTTGATTTCCGCTTTAACGAAGGAAGCCACATTTTTATCCCAGCATTCCGGATCCAGACAGCGGTCGGAATCGTTATCTTTGAGTTCCTCGAACAACCAAGGTTCCATCAGGGAGCGCCTACGGCATGCGCCGCACGCAAGAGTATCAAAGGGAGCCTGAAGCAACAGCCGACTATATTCGGAATCGAGGTCTTTAGTGAATTGAGGAATTGACGCTGGATCTGTAAATCTCCACTCGCATTTGATTATTTTTTTCTGAATTGATTCCGGGAAGCGGCTGATCACTTCATAGTGGCCGGTTTTCAGAGCCGGGAATTTGTCATCCCGCAGGACTTTTTTCCAGCAATCACTTAATTTATTGATATTGGCGCGAAAACGTATATATTTATCAGAACGCCCGAGGATTGTCGCTATTTCCATAACATCGTGGTGGAGCAGGAGCTGGCCAATTTGTTCAGCTTCTTCCAGGATGGACAACTGACGGCGTTCAAAATTTTCAATAAACGAGATCAGCTGAGCGTCTTCATTACTTATGATCTTGTAATCTTCCGGCGTCAGTTCAAAGCGTTGTAATTGCTGAAGCGCGAAATAGCGGCAGCGTCCGGCCACAACTTCAAGCTTATCGTCATCCGCCCTGGTAAGGATGATCGGCGCCAGCAGCATGGTATTACCGATGGACGCCGCCATGCTGCGGATATCGTCATCGGAGAGTTCACGATTCCGGACGCAACGGACGTCGTTGAGGTTAAGTGTTTGTTTTTTCATGATTTCATTCTCCTTTACGGGTTAATGGTTCAAGTTCGGCGGCAAGTGAATAACCTGCCGGGGTTAACATTAAAGATCGGGATCTGCGATCACTCGCACGATAAGCTTCGTTGACAAGATTTAATTTGCTTGATTTTCTCTCCTTTCTTCCATTTGCCATCAAGGCAATTTTGAGTTGTACAGCTTTTTGATCCATGACCAGGATTTCAGCAACCTCGCGGATGCTGAAGCCCGGGTTTTCGTATATCGTCAACAGGATACGGACAGACTCCATGTCCAAGCGAGGATATTCACGCGCTATTTTGTCAATTATTCTCATATTTTCGGCTCCTTGATTCCGGAAGCGGGTTACATAGGTTACAGGGGTTAAAATTGAGTGATAAAACTTTGATTTTCAGCATGATAGCGTGTAACCTGCCTCAGGTTACATGAGGTTACACGATTTTCACACAACATTGTAAGTGCTTTATTTCAATAACAATACAAACAATTGTCTTGTAACCTGACTGTAACCTTTCAGAAAAAATCGTCAGGTTACACGTAACCCGGTCGTAACCTGATTGTAACTTATTAAACATTCTTATAACTCCCTTATTATCAGTATATTATTTATATAAATTAAAATTTGTAACCTATGTAACCTGTTTGCGGAATACCCCCGCAATTTATTTTTATAAAGCCGGAGCGGACAAAAAAATTATTCATCATGTTTATCTTCTTCAGCTCTGAAAACCCAGCACTTAACGATCTTGTTAAGGATTTTAGAACGGATCGGCCGAAGTCCCACGCATTTATGTTTTTTGCAGGATTTAAACAGCGGAATGAGCTCATTTGTCGAAGGAAGATTCTGCCGTCGATTCCCGGCTATCTCCTGGAAATTCGGCATATTAATGGCTATCAGTTTGGGATCGGTGGAGTGGTTAAGAGTCTCAACCGGTCCGGATGAAGCATTCTGAACATTTAGGAATTCATAAACGTCCCAGAACTGCTCCAGTAGCGGATGGTCGGAGGCCAGGCGTTGTTTTCGTGATATGCCACGTTGCCAGATATGCTGTTCCGCACTGATCAATTGCTCGCGCGATAAGTGATTGCCAAAAAGCGTCGGCAATTGCCATAACCATGCGGTCAGCTGAGCATGGTTGTGGATTATGCGCCAGTTGCCGATCTGGCCGTTGTCCTGACGCTGGAGTTTTTCGTGGACTTCCTTATATGTACGGAAATAGCCGTCTAATAATTTTCTTTCGCTGGACAGCGCCGCATGGAGGAAGCCGCCGAGTTGTCCGGCGTTCATATCGCCAAGGCGTTCCGCCATGGCCGCATTTTCCCGATTAAAATGATCCCGGGTACAATGGCAGTGAACAATACGTTCAAGGATAGCTTCTTCGCCTTCGACTTCGGCGTTCTGAGAAATACAAATGCCGCCGCGGAACTTTAACTGCATAGTTTCGGCGCCGGAGGTTTTTACTCCGGTTGTACGGATCACGCCGCCATTAAATAAGTTTTTCAGTTCTGAAAAGTCAAAGCCTTTGACGTTTTTACGCGGTCCGCCGTCATGTCGATCGGCTTCGAGCAATACAACTGGAAGATTGGAGCCTTGCGTCATTTGTCGCGATCGTCCGGGCAGCGTGGTCTTGTTCGGATCAAAGCCCTCGTACCCGCCATCGACGCCCAGGCAGCGCCACATAAAGCGCAGCTGGGATGACTTCCCGGCTCCCGGAGCTCCGGTATATTCCAGGAATGGCCAGGAGTCTTGTTTTTTGCGGATCTGCTCGGCAAACAGAGTGCCCAGCCACCACGCCAGCAGCACCATACCGTTCAGATTGAACGCATGGTAGAAATCATTGATCCAAGCGCCATTGAAAGGTTCCACGTTTTTCGTAAAGCTGAAGCCGTCAAGAGTGCATTTAAGCGAATTACGTTCAAATGAAAAATAGCCGTGTTTGTGGATTTTCTGATACTGACCTTTGTAATAGGCAAAATCCGGAAAAACATATATTCCGGTTTTAGGCTCATATCCGGCAAAGGGAACGCTCTGGACAAATTTGATACGTTTATGAAACCAACGCCGGTGAAGGATAGTCAGGTCGGCATTGCTGCCGGTAAACGGAGCGTAACCGGTATAGCGCAGCAATCCGTTGGAAAAATTATCCGCACTTTTATAAATGGTTCCGTCTGTACTGAACAGCATCGATGGCGTATGATTGGCGAATTCAATAAAAAAACAGTTGGTTCGTTCCTGAGTGAGAATATCTTTTTCAATATAAAGGAATTCCGGTTTGCACGGGCATATTTCCTTGATGGAGGTGAAGCTGTTGAAATAAGAGAAGTAGACATCTACTTTCGCCGCCGGCAAGTCCCAGCCTTTTTCCGGATCCGGATATTTGAAGTTGTTATTCGGATCATTATCAAATGATTTTTCGTTAATTTTGTAGCAGTACAAAGCATTTTCAAAATCTATTACCGAGTGATTGAATTTATAGCGGCAGTAATGGAAAAACGCCTTGCGCTGATAGCTCTCGGCCATAATAAGATAACCGCGGTAGAAAGACTCGCTCAGATAGTTTTGCGTGAGTTTGCCGTTTTTATAGGCGTCATCCCAGTCTTCACCGTATTCGGGAAAGGCGATTTTAACACATTCCCCCATGGCTTCGAGTTCTTTTTTGAATTTTGTCGCGGCATGATGTCCCGCCGGATCATTGTCTTCGGCAATTACCCAGGTGATTTTTTTGTTGCTGTTGGCGCGGATTAAATCCCTGGGCAGGTTGGAAGAAGAAAGCGCCGATATACTTTTAATCGGCGGATCAAGGTGAAGAAAGGCGAGCGATTTAAAGATGCCTTCGGTGATCCAGATGACGTCGCCTTCTTCAATGGTCATTTGCGGCGGAACCCAGCCGATGTTTTTATAATCGCCGTAGATATGAGTTTTAGCGCCGTTTCTGCGGACGTCTTCGGCGTCGATTATCCGTTGCCAGTAACAATTCTGATTAATAACGAACTTGACGGTCGGGAAAAACTCCGTTTCCGAATGCTTACGGTATCCCTGATGATACATGCCGTTGATCTTTGCCAGATCAAAACCTCGGTTATGGCGCATATAAGCGTCGGCGGTGGCGTCGGGATTGGCTTCCGACGCCGGATAACGTTTGGAGAAATTCTCAAAAATCTCCGGGTAGAGTTCTCTGGTCGTAGCTGACCACTGGCAATTGTTAAGGCGGCCACAACTGACGCGCCAGGGATTTTCCATATTAACAAAACATTCACGTTCGCCGCAGTTCGGACAAATACCATGGCGTAAATTATGACCGGCCTGCTTGAAACTGAACGATGAGTCGCTGATCAGCGCCTGTTTTACTTCCTGTAAGATCACATCATCAAAATTCATAGTCCGCTCCTCTCAAATGGTTTGGTGCGGCACCAGCGGCTGGAGGCGGGATGCGTCATGTGGTAAGTCTTGACTTCATTGTCTATATCCGTTTTGATCTCTATGTTATGCTCTCCTGCCGGATTGAGATAGCGGATGGCGTGTTCCAGCTCCCTGTCCTTATGACAAATAAATGTTTTGCCGTCGAATCCCGTGAAAACGCGTAAAAATTCCATTCCCGGTTCCCTTTCTTTTTTTATATTAAACCTTTGAATTGCTTTATGACTTCGTTCCAGCCTTTGCGCTGTGGCCAGTCCGGAGGAAGTATTTCAACGCCGAATTCAGCGTCTTCCGGCGTAAGCTTCCCTTCAAGAAACGAAGAAGCAGCGGCGAAACGGCCGGTTGCGACACTGGCGTCATAGGTATTTGCCAGCATCGCCGTGTAATTTTCGTCGCGCACTTCTTTTAGTTTTTTCCTGATAATGTCAAGCACAGCCGTAATCCTTTCACTTGCCGTTGTATTTGCCGGTCTCACATGCCAGCACGAATTCTTCTATAAGTCGCTTAAGGACTTCCCAGCGCGCGCGGATCTGCTCAGCCTCATAGGTCTCGATGACGCCGTCTTCAACGGCCTTGCCTATTTCATCCACCACTTTGCTGAAGTCTTGCAGGATAGCGGCGATTTTTGCCACAGCCGGAGAGTCGCAGGCATGTACGGCGGGATTTTGCACCAGCATGAAGCCGAATTCCTCGGCCAGGCCTTCGAGCGTTATCATCCTTCCGGTGCTTTCATAAGTGGCGTCGATGAAGTTATAAACCCGATCCAGAAAGTTCTGCGTCTTGCCTTTCGGAAAATAAGGTTTTTCGCCGGCAACCTGGTTGTTCAGACTGCCGACATTCATTCCCATTGCTTTTGCCACTTCCTCTCGATCGCAACCGTAGAGAGCTGTCTTTAAAATTTTTCTTGAGTTCATTTTTCCCCCGATGAAATATTGTAAGTTATTCATTGATGTATGGATGAATTGACAGAAAACAGCATATTCACGCTGAATATGGATGAGTTCCTGTCGGATAATTAACTTTGACCAATAGCGTTTCCACAGGTATTATCTGTTTTTGAGCCCAGCTCTTCGGCGTATAAATTATAGAGACCACGGCGAAGAATGCTTGAGTTGTTCTTGTAGCCGCAGCGTTGTTTTAATTCATTAAGCATTTTGAGCTCTCGTGCATCGGCATATAGCGAGGTGCACTTTGTCTGAAATTTTTTTGGTGTAACAGGCATGCTTTTTCTCCTTTTTTATGTCTGTGGTTATATAAATAATGTCCATGGACATAAAATGCAATATAATATTCAATAATTTTTTGAATTTTTTTGAAAAACAGCGAAGTTTTAATATAAATCTTGAGGCAGAAATGTTGGAAGAATCAATAAAAGAGGCAATTCGCAAGGAATGCAGGAAGACCACGCAGCAGGAAGTTGCTTTGCGTGCTGGTATTTCTCAGACCCATATCAATGGACTGCTGAATGGCCGTAAGGCAATAAGTAAAATGTCCATAGATACGCTTACAAGGCTGTTCCCTGACTTGAAAATTTCTTTGCGAGGCTGGGAGTCGGGTGCAGTATTGTCGACTATAGACCAGAAAATATTATCATTTGTACAGGAATTAGATGACGAGACAAAATTAGACGTATTCAGGACGCTGATAGAAAACTACTCCAACGCGAAACCGGTTAGCAAAGAAAAAGCCGGATGATATTTTCCGTGTTGACAGGCGTTCTAAAGATGTAATATATTTGGAATTTGTAAAATAGATATTAAGGGAAATCATGAGCGAGTCTTTAAAAAAATGTATAAAATGTGAGAAGGAAATCCCTCAGAAAGCAGCAAAATGTGAGTTTTGCAATTCGAGCCAGGTAAAACCAAAAGATTATTTGATCGGCTGCGGAGTTTTGGTTTTAATTTTTTTACTCTTTGGCTCTTGCATGGCCATGTTTGATGGAAGTGATAGCATTACGGCTCCTCCTATGGTGGATGTGTATGCCTCTAATGAAATTCAAGTAAAACAAGCTGAAAAGATTAAAATACCTGCATTCGCAATTGCACAACAAGCTGTAAAGAAAGTCTTAAAAGCTCCTTCAACGGCAGAGTTTGCTAGTTACAATAATACCACAAGTGTAATCTGGTGGAAGAAGAATACTTTTCTAGTAACTCACGTTGTTGATGCACAGAACAGTTTTGGAGCTATGATTCGTACAAAATTCATGGTAGAATTGGAATATAAAGGCAAGGGAGAGTGGAACATTGTTGATGTCGGTTCATTAGAGAAGATTATGGAAAAAAAGACGAAACAGCTAGAATCGCTCAAAGACCAAAAGAAAAAATAGAAAGTGGAAAGCTTCATATTTAGTAGTTTGCGGCTGCTTCTGGAATTTTACCAAGGTAAGTATTATGGCACTGCGTAAATTCGGGAAAATCTATCATATTTTGTACCGTGATCTGTCGGGGAAAGTCCGGACGGTCACGACTGGAGAAAGCGACAAAAAAGAGGCGCTCAAGAAAGAAAACGCCTGGATGTCCACGCTTAAGGCCGAACGGATGAAACGCAAGCGTGGTCTGCATTTTACTGTGCCCGGCGCCGTGCCGCTGGCGGATGAAGCCCTCCGCGCGATGGAAGGCAACGGCAAAAGAGTGAAGATTGTTGACGCCATCACACTCATGGAACGAAATTATGTCGACTCTGTGCCGATTAATACAAGAAAAGCCTGGAAACGTTTTTCCGAGGATATTATGGTCAAATATCTTGATGAGGTAACCCCGCAGCTGGCATTTGATTATATGGATAAATATTATGGAAGTCGCTCCGGAAAAACTTTCAATAACAATAAGAACGCCTTAAATACGGTTTTTAAAACCTTGTTGCTTGAAGCGGGTCTTGATAAATCACCTTTTGAGCTGGTTAAAAATCGTAAAAATAGAAGCCTCCACCAAAGGCCTTTTGCAGAAGAAGAGTTTTTGAAAATATTCAATACAGCAGAGGAACCTTGGAAAAGTGCATGCCTTATTGCCTGGTATACCGGTTTCAGGCGTGAAACGGTTTTTAACCTGCGTCATGAAAATATCAAAGATGATGTAATCACGGTGATGCCAGGTAAAACCGCGCGATTCGGTAGAGCTGTTTGTGTCCCTCTTCATCCGCACCTGAAAGAATATATTTCCAGATTACCACCATCGCTTGACGGTCGAGTACTTGGTTTCGATAAAAGAAAAACAAGTGGCGGTCACTTTAATCGTTATTTCGGCAAATTACTTAAGCATTTGAACATTGATGATAATGATGATGGTATCGTTTGTTTCAACTCTATCAGAAATTCTTTTATTACACGTTGTCGCGAGGCTGGCCTGAAAGATCATGCCATCCGTGGAATAGTCGGTCATACCAATAGCAATATGACTGATCTATATAGCCGCGATATCCAATCAGCAATGCCAGTAAAAGAGCTTCCACGATTGGGCACTACGCCTAAAAGTATGTGA